ATCGGAGCATTGTCGGCTTTTTGTTGGAGGTGGTATCAGGCTTAATTGCTTATACGTTCCAACCGAAAAAGCCGAGCTTAGGTTTACGTGCTCAGGAAATCGCAATGCTTAAGCAGAGTTGAGGTTAGTTAGCCAAACTCTTGGAATAGGTTTACAGTTTGTGTCCCGTTCTATTGGCTTGAGTTAAAGGTAAAAAATGGCAAAGCAAATATATTGCCTTGCCATTCTCGGTTATTAGAAATTACAAATGATTAGCTCTTTACTCTGTTTAGCTTTCCCCGTAACTTTCAAGTTGTAACCGATATTAACTGCTTGCATTGTCAACCCTTTGAACGCCTTGCGCATTTCTGGAATATTGTTCACCGAAATCACCATTTTCCCTCGGATGGTATGTGCTAATTCTGCTAATAGATCATAGTTCTCAAGTCCGAACTCTATGCCATATCCCTCTGTACCCCAATATGGAGGATCACAATAAAACAGTGTATGCGGCCTGTCGTACCGCTGGATGCATTGCGCCCAATCCATATTTTCAATGATCGTTCTTGCCAGTCGCAGATGAGCCATTGATAGCTCTTCTTCTATTCTGAGTAAATTAAATCGCGGTGGGCTGGTGGTGGAAGTTCCAAAAGTATGTTCAGCAACCTTACCGCCAAATGCCTGCTTTTGGAGATAGTAGAAACGCGCTGCTCTCTGAATATCGGTTAGCGTTTCTTCGGGGGTAATCTGTAACCATTTATAAATTTGGCGGCTGACCAATGCCCATTTAAATTGCCGGACAAACTCTTCCAAGTGATGTTTTATCACGCGATAAAGATTCACCAACTCACCATTAATATCATTAATCACTTCACATTTGCTCGGTACTTTTAGGAAATACAGTGCAGCAGCACCACAGAACGGTTCGACATAACAGGTATGCTCAGGAAATAACGGTAAAATATGTTTTGCTAATCGGCGTTTACCACCAATCCACGGAACGATGGGTAAAGCTTGTTCTTTCATTATCAGTAAGCCTTTTCCATTAGCTGAAAATGAGCCAGGCTTTTCCGGTCATCAATAATCAATAACGGAAAGAGCCTAGATTGACTCACAGTACATACCTGTGAGTTGATAGCCTACCCAGTGTTCGAGCGTTAGGCAGGTCGCTCTTATCCTGTCTTTTACTTTTCTGATGCGCTCTTAACGCCCTTTAAAATCCTTTTCCCGATAAATTGACAAAACTGTTTCCATCAACGACTACGGAGACAGTTCAATGAGAACTTTCAAATCGTTTGTATCACTTATCAAAAAATTACGCCTCGGTGGCTGGTTGTTAACAGCTGTTCTATTGCTGCTTACTATCGGTTTAGTTTCCCCTCAACAAGTCCCCGTCGTTATCTACAAATTATCGCTTATTGCTCTGGCTGTTGTCTTGGGGTACTGGCTAGACCGCAGTTTATTCCCGAAAGCAAGGCCCGGTCAGTATCTGAAACATGATGAGATACTCATGAAAGAAGGAAAATATCCCGTTCAGACTGGCTACCATCTGGTGTTTGCGGCTGTTCTGATACGCCGTGCACTGATTGTTGCCGCCACCTGTCTGAGCGTAGCTACAGGGTTATGATTATGAATTGGCGGCAGATTATCAGAATTGTACTGTTGTGGTGTGGCGGTATGGTCAGCCCAGCATTGGCTAACGAACCACCACACCGTTCGCAGCAATACCGCAATGACTTGATACGTGCTTCTCGTGTGATCTGGGGATTGAATGCACCTGTAGCTGATTTTGCCGCGCAGTTGCATCAGGAGAGTGACTGGAAATCACGAGCTATTTCGCCTGTTGGTGCTCAAGGTATGGCCCAGTTTATGCCTACAACAGCGGATTGGATTAGCCAACGCATTCCTGAATTATCCAATAAAGATCCCTTCAATCCAGTCTGGTCTATACGGGCAATGGTTCACTATGACCATTGGCTATGGCAACGCATTAAAGCTGCCGATAAGTGCCAAAGAATGGCGATGGTGCTGTCTGCCTATAACGGAGGCTTAGGCTGGTTACTACGGGATAAGAAGAAAACCGAGGCAGTTGGTCTCAATCCGTGGATCTGGTTTGGTCACGTTGAATTTCAGAACGCAGGGCGCCGTACCTCAGCATGGAAAGAGAATCGCTATTACCCCCGACGCATATTACTAGCACTCGCACCGCGCTATTTGGCTTGGGGAGGTGCTAGCTGTGCCAATTAAATTGTGGGCTAAACCTATTGTATTGATTTTGGTGCTAATTGGCATGTTCGCTTTGGCTCATTGGCGAGGCCATGCCACAGGCTTTCAGAAAGCAATGGAGATCGGGAATGCCGCATTGGCACAGCAGAAAGCCGCATTTCTCCTATTGGAAAAACAACGGGTAGAACGGGAACTGGCAGCTCTTAATGCTTTGCAGAAACGTTACCAAATGCAGGTCAATACGGCGCATCAGGCAGAAGCTAATTATCTCAATGATATTGAACGACTCCGCACTCAAAACCAGCAACTCAAGAGGAAGATTGACCATGTTACTCAACGTTGGATGGATGAAAAACAACAATTTCATCCCGTTAATTGCGTGTTTACTCGTGGCTTCATGCAGCAATACAACGCCGCCTTCGGCCTGTCCAGTGAACAAACTTGCTCTGCCTCCGTTACCTCCGGCGCTGATGAAACGTCCTGTGGAAATGAAAGCTCTGATGCCCAGCTACGGCCATCCGGTATCACGCAACGAGATATCCTCGCCAATATCATCGACAACGGGGAACAGTGTCTTGCATTGAAAGCTCAGGTTAATGGCTTGCTGGATTACATCGAAGGATTACAACAATGACATTACAGATTGAATTTTGGGCTGCCGTAGGTTTTCTGCTCTCTTTCCTCGGTTTCATTTTTGGCATCGCAAAGTGGTTATTCAGCAAGGCCGAAGAGCGGCAGGAGGAAAGACACGCCTCGTTAGAGCAAGCGCTTAAAAATTCCGTAGACAATTGGTCTCAGCTCGAACGTGAGTTTATGCAGTTTAAGGCTGACTTGCCGCTGAATTACGTGCGCCGTGAAGATTATATTCGTGGTCAGACAGTAATTGAAGCAAAACTGGATGCACTTTATAGCAAATTAGAGGTGGTGCAGCAGCACCGAATTGCCGGAGGTCAAAATGATTGATGTTGCCCGTGTTCGTCGTGAATCATTGCGTTGGAGTCTGTTGGTCGCACTGAATAAAACTCGCCCATATACCGCCAGTGAAACGCTGTTATTGGATATATCTCGCGCGATTTATCCTGACGTCACTGCATTGGAATTACGGAAAGAATTGGATTATCTGGCAGGCAGTAAATTAATTGACCTCAATAAACAGCCATCGGGTAGTTGGTTTGCTGACTTAACTCGTATTGGTGTTGATGTTGTTGAATATACGGTCGAATGCTGTCTTGGTATTGCTCGTCCTGAAAAATACTGGAGTGAATAATGGCGCGTCGAAGCACAATCAATAAACTCCCTGAAGACATTCGGCGCTGGTTGGAGAGGACGTTGACTGAATCAGGGTTTAGTAGATACCAAGAACTCGAAACCTTACTGCGTGATCAAGGTTATGTAATCAGTAAGTCTGCTATTCACCGTTATGGACAAAAAATAGAAAAGCGATACGGTGCAATACGGGCGGCAACAGAAGCAGCAAGGATGCTTACAGAAGGTGCAGTGGATGATCAAGATGCACGTTCTGAGGCTGTGATTGCTTTAATTCAGACTGAACTTTTTGAAAGTATTATTCAACTCCAGGAGGCTGAAGAAGGAGAAATTAATCCGAAAGAACGCGTCACATTGCTCTCAAAGGTTGCGAAAAACGTAGCTACACTTTCTCGTGCTAGCGTGAATCTGAAAAAATTCCAATCTGAAGTCCGGGCACGGGCTGAAGCTGCTGCAAGTAATGCAGAGAAAATTGCACGCAAAGGTGGATTATCTGCCGAAGCAGTTGCTGCATTACGTCGGGAAATATTGGGAATTGCTACATGAATCTGCTTGCACCTGTCCTACCAGATACTTCCTCAATAGCAGCACCTGTCGTCTTATTGCCATACCAGCAACGATGGGTGGCCGATTCGTCTCCTCTTAAAGTCAATGAGAAGAGTCGTCGAACGGGAATTACTTGGGCTGAAGCGTCAGATAATGTACTCATCGCTGCATCTTCTACCGCTGCTGGTGGCATGAATGTGTATTACATCGCCTATAACCAAGATATGACCATTGAATATATTCAAGCCTGTGCAATGTGGGCTCGTGCCTTCAACTATGCGGCCAGTGAAATTGAGGAAGGGTTCTGGGAAGAAGACGAAGATGATAAGCACATCAAAACCTTCACTATCAAATTCCCAGGCTCTGGATTCCGTGTAGTGGCGCTTTCTAGCCGTCCGTCTAACTTGCGTGGCCGTCAGGGGATCATTGTCATTGATGAGGCTGCTTTCCACGAACAGCTCGATGAATTACTGAAAGCGGCACTAGCCATGCTTATCTGGGGCGGTAAAGTGCGAGTGATCTCCACCCATGACGGGGATAGCAACTTGTTTAATGAGTTGCTGAACGATATCCGGGCAGGACGCAGGGACGGTGTTATCCACCGTATTACCTTTAAGAAGGCTGTGACTGAAGGACTATTCCACCGCGTCTGCTTACGTACCGGACGTGAATGGTCACAAGAGGCTGAACAACAGTGGATGATGTCGGTGTACAAGTTTTACGGAGCCGGGGCATCAGAAGAATTGGACTGTATTCCTGCTAATGGTGGAGGAGCCTGGTTGTCCCGCGCTTTGATTGAATCTCGGATGTCTCCCGATACGCCAGTGCTGCGACTGACTTGCCCGAAAGGATATGAGCTTAAATCCGATGAAATACGCCGCACAGATACTGAAGAGTGGCTAAAAGCCAACCTGAAGCCGTTGCTAGATGCATTGCCTTCTGATGCTCGTTCGTTTCTGGGACGCGATTTTGGCCGCAGTAGCGATTTGTCCGTAGATTATCCATTGCTGCAACAAAAAAATCTGGTACGCAAAGTGCCGTTCGTGCTGGAACTGCGCAACGTGCCATTCAAACAACAGGAGCAAATCACTTGGTATTTAATGGATGGACTTCCTAATTTGCTGGGTGCAGCCTTTGATGCCCGTGGTAACGGTGCTTATCTGGCCGAATATGCCATGCAAAAATATGGCGCCAGCCGTGTGCAGCAAGTCATGCCCACCGAAGGTTGGTACCGTGACAATATGCCCCCGGTGAAGGCTGCGCTGGAAGACGGCAATCTGGAGGCGCTGCCAAAGGACGAAGACACTTTGGATGACCTGAGGGCAATACAGGTCATTAACGGTGTTCCCCGTGTACCTGATCAGCGCTCAAAAGCAAAAGCGGACGGCGGCAAGCGCCACGGTGATGCAGCGATAGCCCTTGCTCTGGCGTACTTCGCTAGCCGTGAAATTAACAAAGGTCCGGTGAAGGCAAGTTCCCGCCGACGCCGTCAGTCTGCACGTATGCTGGAGGGATACTAATGTCTCGTGGTATCTGGGTTTCACCAACAGAATTTATTAACTTTTCCGAATCAAAGCAGTCGTTCACTGAACAAATTGCATCGCGTAGCCGTTCCATTGACTTCTACAGTCTGGGGACATATCTACCTAACCCTGATCCTATTCTCAAAGCTCAAGGGCGGGATATTCGTATCTATCGTGAATTACGTACTGATCCTTTGG